CACCGAGGAAGAGAAGTCGATTTGGCCAGAACAGTGGTCTCTGGAGGCTCTCCAGAAGACCCGGGCGTCCATGCACCACATCATGTGGCAGTGGTACGCGCAATACCAGCAGAATCCGACGGCCTCTGAGGCTGCCATCATCAAACGGGACTGGATTCAGTGGTGGAAAGAGACAGATCCGCCCGAAGTTGACTTCATCGTGCAGTCCTACGACACGGCCCTCACCACCAAAGAGCGGTCTGACTTCTCGGTGTGCCAGACATGGGGAGTATTCAAGGACAAGAAGGGCGTGGACAACGTGATCTTGCTGAACTCCGTGCGAAACAAGTACGAGTTCCCCGAACTCAAGGTCATGGCGCTCGAACAGGCCCAGGAATGGGAGCCGGACTCGGTAATCGTGGAAGCCAAGGCGTCCGGCCAGCCGCTGATCGACGAAATGCGCAGATCTGGGATATTCGTGCAGGACTTTAGCCCCGGGAAAGGGCAGGACAAGATTGCGCGCCTGAACGCCGTGGCCGATATGTTTGCCTCCGGGCAGGTTTGGTTTCCCGAAACGTCATGGGCATCCACGGTAGTTGAAGAGATATTGGCTTTCCCCGCTGGAGAGCACGACGACACGGTGGATGCGTGCACGCTCGCATTGATGCGGGTGCGCAAAGGTGGGATGATGCGTCTGGTTACGGATCAGGCCGAAGAACCGTTCTATCGGTCACGCCGCGTGGCGTATTACTGAGGGCTGGATATGGCTACGACCAAATTCATGGGGCGCAACCAACTGATTGACCGACTTGCGGCGCAGGTGGGCTCTCGGGATATGGCCATCGGTATTCTCCAAAAACGCGGTCATCTGTATCCCGGCACGGAAAAACTAACTCCCCAAGGGGCTGCGCGTAATCGCATGACAGCCGAAGAAAGGGCCAAGGACCGCGAGTCCCGACGCTCAGGCGCACCCACATCGGACCTCAAGTACAACCCCAAGACAAACCGCGCGACGCGGAAGTAAGGAAGCAATATGGCAACCAACATGGACCCCTCCCTGGTTCCGATGGACCCTTCACTGCTCACCGACGAGCCCATGGTGGAGATTGAGGTGGAAGATCCTGAGAGCATGAGTATTCGTGCCGGAGGGGTAGAAATCGAACTGGAGCCCGGCAGCGAAACGTCCGACGGTATTGAGGACTTCGACGCGAATCTTGCCGAGTACATGGACGAAGGGGCCCTGGAGAACATTGCCTCTGAACTGATCGGCTTGGTCGATGCTGACATCAGCAGTCGCAAAGACTGGGCAGACATGTACGTCAAGGGCCTCGAAGTCCTGGGCATGAAGTACGAAGAGCGCGCCGAGCCCTGGCTAGGTGCGTGCGGGGTGTACTCCCCGATCCTGACCGAAGCGGCCATTCGCTTCCAGTCCGAGATGATTACCGAGACCTTCCCGGCTCAAGGTCCGGTCAAGACCCAGATCATCGGCGAAGTCACCCGCCAGAACGAAGAAGCCGCCGATCGCGTCAAGGACGACATGAACTACCGTCTGACGGACGAGATGGTGGAGTACCGGCCCGAGCATGAGCGCCTGCTCTACAACCTGGGCTTGGCGGGGTCAGCGTTCAAGAAGGTGTACTACGACCCGTCGATGGGGCGTCAGTCGGCACCGTTCATCCCGGCAGAAGACATCATCATGCCCTACGGGGCGTCGAACATCTACAAGGCCGAGCGCGTGGCCCACGTCATGCGCAAGACCGAGAACGAGTTGAAGAAACTCATGGCCGCAGAGTTTTACCGACCGGTAGAACTGGGTGAGCCGGTACGGATCTTCACCGACATCGAGAAGAAGAAAGCCGAAGAGGGTGGCTACACGCTGACCGACGACGATCGGTATCAGGTGCTGGAAGTCCACGTGGACTGGCGCATTGAGGAGGACCCGTTCAAGAGCGATGACGACATCGCGCTGCCGTACATCGTTACGGTGGACCGGGGGTCATCGAAGGTTCTGGCCATTCGTCGCAACTGGGAGGAAGGCGATGAGCGATACCTCAAACGACAGCACTTCGTTCAGTACACTTATATCCCTGGCTTTGGTGCTTACGGCCTTGGCTATATTCATATTATTGGTGGCTATGCTCGTGCAGGGACCGCGATTATTCGCCAGTTGGTTGACGCCGGTACCCTCAGCAACCTCCCCGGCGGTCTCAAGTCCCGGGGCCTCCGAGTCAAAGGCGACGACACCCCCATCGCCCCCGGCGAGTTCCGCGATGTAGACATTCCCTCCGGGGCGCTGCGTGACAACATCATGCCGCTGCCCTACAAGGAGCCCAGCCAAGTCTTGGCCGCGCTGCTGGACAAGATCACCGAAGAGGGCCGCAGGCTGGCCGCCATCGCAGACCTCAAGGTCAGCGACATGTCAGCCCAAGCCCCAGTAGGTACGACGCTGGCAATCCTGGAGCGCCAACTCAAGACCATGAGCGCGGTTCAGGCGCGTGTGCACGACAGCCTGAAGATGGAGTTCAAACTCCTCAAGAAGATCATCCGGGACTACATGCCGCCGGACTATTCCTACATCCCCGTAGGAGGAAACCGCGCAGCCAAGCAGGAAGACTACGACCTCGTTGAAGTCATTCCGGTCTCTGATCCCAACGCCTCCACCATGGCGCAGCGGATCATGCAGTACCAAGCGGCACTGCAACTGGCCCAGGGTGCCCCGCAGATCTACGATCTGCCGCAACTGCACCGCCAGATGCTTGAGGTCTTGGGCGTTAAGAACGCCGAGAAACTGGTTCCCGTCGAGGAAGATCAGAAGCCGCGCGATCCCGTGTCGGAGAACATGTCGTTCTTGACTGGCAAGCCCACCAAGGCGTTCATCTACCAGGACCATCAGGCGCACATCGCCACCCACATGGCGCTGTTGCAAGACCCGATGGTGGCTCAGATGATCGGGCAGTCACCGATGGCGCAGCAGATGGGCGCGGCCATCATGGCCCACGTCGCCGAGCACATGGCGTTTGCCTACCGGCAGCAGGTTGAGGAACAGTTGGGCGTGCCTCTCACTCCGCCCGATGCTGAACTGGATGAGCGGACAGAGGTGCAGATCTCCCGTCTGGTCGCTCAAGCCGCACAGCAACTGCTCCAGAGCAACGTCGGTAAGGCCCAGCAGGCGCAAGCCCAGCAGATGGCCCAGAACCCGCAGTTGCAGATGGCACAACAGGAACTCGCCCTCAAGGCCCAGGAACTCCAGCGCAAGGAGGCCGACAGCCAGCGCGACTTCCAGATCGCCCAGGAGAAGATCAATCTGGAGCGTGAGCGCATTGCTGTGGAGATGCAGAAAGAGCAACTGCGACAGGCCAACCAAGCCCGTCAGGCGGACAAGAAACTCCGCGCCGATATGGTCAAGACCGTTATGAAACCCCGGCCCAAGCCGGGTGCTGTACCCCCGAAACAGTGAGGTGAAACATGGCAACCACTGCGTTTGACGTGGTTCTTAAAGATATTGAGGAGCGCCGGGAATCCATCGCCCGCGCCCTCATAGATGGAGCGGCTCGGGATTACTCCGAGTACCGCAGCATGTGCGGCGAGGTCCGGGGTCTCTCGGTTGCACACTCTTTTGTTACTGACCTCGTGCGAAAGATGGAGCAAGACGACGATGAGTGAAATCCTCCTGAGTACCGGTGAAGACGCGGTGCCGACCACCCTGCCCGAGACGGCAGAGGAGAAGGCCAAGCAACTTCCCGATCCAGCCACCTACCACCTGCTCTGTGCGCTACCAGAGATTGAACGGGAGTATGAGAGCGGGATCGTGAAATCCGGGCAGACCATGCACTTCGAAGAAGTGATGTCTCCGGTTCTCTTCGTGATGAAGGTGGGCCCAGACGCCTACGCCGACAAGACGCGCTTCCCCAGCGGTCCGTCGTGCAAACCGGGCGACTTCGTTTTGGTGCGACCCAACACGGGCACCCGCGTGAAGATTCACGGGCGTGAGTTCCGCATCATCAACGACGACAGCGTGGAAGCCGTGGTGCAAGACCCGCGCGGCATCTCGCGTGCATAAAGGAGGACCACATGCCGCTTGATCAAGAACAGTTCAAGTTCCCGGACGAGAAGGCCGGGGAGAAGAAACAAGACGAGATTCAGTTTGAGGTAGAGGGCGAAGGCGAACCCGAGGTTGAGGTCGTAGACGACACGCCGCCTCAAGACCGTGACCGCCCGCCCATGAAGGAGCCTCCCGCAGAGGTAACGGATGACGAACTGGCCCAGTATTCAGACGGGGTTAAGAAGCGCATCCAGCATTTCTCCAAGGGATACCACGAAGAGCGCCGGGCCAAGGAAGCCGCGTTCCGTGAGCGGGAGGAGGCCATTCGTCTTGCCCAACAACTCATGGAGGAGAACAAGAAACTCCAGAGTACCCAGGGGCAAACTCAGCAGGTATTGCTGGAGCAGGCCAAGAAAGTCGTTCAGAGCGAGGTTGAGCAGGCCAAGCGCAAACTCAAAGACGCCTACGACGCAGGCGACAGCGACAAACTGTTGGAGGCTCAGGAAGAACTCACGGCGGCCAAGATTCGGGCCGACCGGGTTAATAATTTCAAGCCCGCCCCTTTACAAGAAGAAAAACCTGCGGTACAACCCGCACCACAACCAGTTCAGCAAGAACCGGTTCGCGTTGATGCCAAAGCCTCTGCGTGGCAAGAAGCCAATCCGTGGTTTGGTAGCGACGATGAAATGACGGCGCTTGCACTGACGGTTCATCGAAAACTTGTGGAAAGTGGGGTAAACCCGACCAGCGACGAGTATTACGACCGCATCAATACCCGGATGCGGCAAGTCTTCCCAGATGCGTTCCCCTCTGAGAAGCCCGTAAAGAAATCGACTGTCGTGGCCCCTGCGACCCGTAGCACAGCGCCCAAGAAAATCGTGCTTACCCAGTCCCAAGTAAACATCGCCAAGCGGCTCGGCCTGACGAATGAGCAGTACGCCCGTGCGGTTGCGGAAGAATTGAGGAAACAAAATGGCTGAACATACCCGAACCTCCCGTGATCTGGAGACCCGAGCAAAACTGGAGCGTCCAAAACAGTGGATGCCCCCGGAATTGCTGCCGAGCCCCAATCCCGAAGACGGATACGAGTTCCGTTGGATCCGTGTCAGTACGCTTGGTACTGCTGACCCGGGCCATGTTTCTTCGAAACTCCGCGAAGGTTGGGAGCCTGTGAAGGCATCTGAGCATCCCGAAATCCAGATCATGGCAACTGGGGAGAAGCCCCGGTTCCCAGATAGCATCGAGATCGGCGGCCTCATCCTTTGCAAAACACCCAAAGAGTTTGTTGACCAACGCAACCAGTACTACCAGCGTCAAACTGATGGTCAGATGCAGTCGGTTGACAACGCCTTCATGCGCGAGAACGATCCCCGGATGCCCGTCTTCAAGGAGCGGCGCTCTGAGGTGAAGTTCGGACGCGGTTAAATCATTTTTGGAGTCACAAATGGCATAC